GTGGGTTTGAATACTTAGAACCTACGGCTCCGTCTGAAAATGCATAAACAGAAATGCCTGGGTTATCAAAGTGGGTGAATGCAACAGCATTTCCTGATGGCGACCAAGAAACCTGTGAGTATGAACTTGGCCTATTAGGTGGCGCAGTTGGAAGGTTCTGCCGTGTACCAAATCCCTCTGACTTACTAAAGGGCCAGATTACTAAACTATTTTTCAAGTCCGTTACTGTGCCCGTACAAGCTACAGCAACATACTGCTCCGTCTCACTACCTGCACCAGCCGCTGCTTGGATAAGTTGTTTAGAACTCGCCATTATTTACCCCAATGCTTGTCCAGCAGTAAATCCGTACCAAGTTGTACCGCCGTCATGGGTAATGAATACAAAGTAATCCACTGCATTCGCATCGGCAGTCAATGTTGGAGCTGTGGCAGCAGGCCAATCAACAGCACTAGGCCATGTGATCGTATAACCGCTTGCTGACGCATCTTGCACCACTTTTAGCGTAAAGCTGGAAACCTTGCCAGACGCAGCAGGGTTGCTAAACGTGAACGTCGTATTCTCAGAAAGCGTATGGCTAAAGTTTGTGCCGTCGCGCAAGTTTACAGTCGTTGCGTTGGATGACGAAGTAACAGCAGTGTATTCCTCAGAGACACCGTTATCAAATGTCACAACACCGTTTGCGTCTGCCGTGACTGCCTTTGATGCTTCGCTTGTGCCAAGCGTGGTGATGTCCAGATAGTTAATCTCAGTCGCTGTTGCTGTTACGCCATCAAGGATATTTAGTTCAGCAGTTGTCGCCGTTACACCGTCAAGCAAGTTTAGCTCCGCCGCTGTCGCTGTAACACCGTCAAGGATGTTTAGCTCGCCTGTCGTGATCGTTGCGCCATCAAGAATGGAAAGCTCTGCGTTCGTAACGCCGCCAAGCAAGGTGTCTAGGCTATCCCAATTGCCATTTAAGTAGCCACCCCAAGCATCCTCATCGCCACCAACTGTAGGCTTATTCCAAGAGTAGTTTGTTGTCGTTGTAGGCATTTATGCGGCCCTCTCTAAATAATCTGCATCAGTCCAAGTTGTCGTCGGGTCAGATGCGTCAGTCCATGTTGTTGTCGGATCATCTGCGTCTAGCCACTTGTAACGCGCTGATAAGTCTACACTGAATGTAGCCTGCTCACTCGCAGAGAACGACTTTATCCTGTTATACGCTACATCAGGCGAAATTGAAACATTAACGGTTGCACTGCCAACAACGCTATAAACAGCAAAGCAAGATGCGCTCGTTGTAATACTTGCGCTTGCAGAGACATTCCGCGTTACCTGCGCAACAACACTTGGCGTTACAGTAATGCTAACTGTGGCACTCGCTTCCTCAATGCTGCGGTTTTCACCGTACATAAAGGTGCCGTAAGTGTTAACGCCATAGCCAGAGCGGAAGCCTGGGACAACCTCGTAAGTGACAGCAGATACCGAAACAATCCCGCCTAGACTTACAGTCGCAGACCCATCCTTGATGATGTCAAACGTAGGATTGGAAACCGTTGTCGTTATGCTTGCGGATGCCGATGCGCTGACAACTGTAACAGCAGCAGCAGACGCTGAAAGCGCAACAGACGCACTAGCTGAACCCTGTGTTGTTTCCTGTATGCCATAGAAACCAGAGCCATATAAGCCAGTGTCGTATGTTGAGCGCAAAGCCATTAAGCTGCCGTGATGTCTAGGTCACCTGTTGGAATGCGGAAAACGTCACCATCATTGATCGCCTTGGCTGTATCAAGCGCAGAATGAACAATCATGTTTCCGCCTGATGAGGCATCCATTACGCCGATATGGCTGACTGTTCCCCAGCTACCACCTGACGCCGCAGGAAACTCAACCGCTGCTGAGTTAGAGGCTGTGTCACCAGTAACTGAGAATGTAACCGCTGTGCGAGCATAGCCCGTGCCTGTTGTGACTTCTGTGCCAGCAGAGCCAGTGTCTGTTGGATCAGATGTAAACAAGGCAATGTACCAAGCTGTGGGGCGTGTCACGCTATCAGTGGTCAGTAGGTACTGCAACGTGTGCGTTTCAAAAGCATTTGTTAAGGACATGGATTTCTCCGTTAGATATATCTAGGTGAACCATACACCATTTTGCAGTTAATAACTAGATATGATAATTCTGCGACCAGAACCACCAAACCGTGTGTCGTCTGAGGCTTTTTGCAAAGAAGCTAACGCGTTCTGATACAAGCTCGCCCAGGTTTGTGTTCTTGCGTCATCCAGCAAGTAAGGTGCTGACTGCATTAGCGCACCATACAAGTAAATATCTGGGTCAGACTGCAATAGCCAAGTATAAGTGTTGCTGTCGCTTAGACTTGGGATTTCGGAGTAATACGCAAGCTGCATGGGATATTCTGCATCAGGCGTTGGAAAGACCTCTATAGCCTCACCGATCTGTGAATAGTATTGCGGAATGCCACTTGTGTCGCGGTTTTGCTCACGCTTTTCTAGCATATCTTCAGGCCCAATAAGGTCTAACCGTCTAGTATGCGATGCCGTGATGTTAAACCGAACTGTCTCCACCCAATCCGCAGGCACTTGAACGTAACGACTGTCTAGCGTTGCATCCACGCGCTCAATCATCTTGTAGTGGCGCAGCTTTCGGTTAATGTCTGTTTCCGCAAGCGTGATGAAGTCAGGAATAACAGACGTTAAGTCATCGCGGTTAAGCCAGTTGGCAATAGATGTTTTTAACTCTGCATAAGTCGTAATAGCCATTTAGTTCACCATTTACAGCGATCAGCCCAATATGCTGCGCTCATTTTACCCTTTGCAATATTCTTAGCATGTCTTGCCTTGAATGATGCTCTGCGCTTTTTGGCGGCTTCACTCTCGCCTTTGCGAGGTGGCGAACCACTTACACCTTTTTGACCAAACCGTATTAGCTTAGTCTTGTTACCCTCTTTTGCCACAACTGCGTGAGATTTACTAGCATGTCCTGGTGTTCTTACACACTGGTTGAACCTAGAAGCACCAATCTTTGTTAGGCGAGGGTCTTTAGCCATTAGTAGCCTCTGGATTTCCATGTTTTGAACATATTGTGAATGCTCTCAACAGTCATAGGCTCTAAACCCATTTCTTGCTCTAGATCACGTTGCAACTTCATAAAGTCCGCAAACTCTTGGCCTTCCATAAGGTTGTAAGTCATACCAGTAGCAGGCTGACGCATTGGCGCAGGCTCTACAGGAACCTCTGGAACAATACTAGCTGTTGGGCTTGTATTTGTCATGCCAAGAACATGCTGTTCATATAGCTTTTTAATGTCATCCTTATCAGCCCAAAGCATGAAATTATAACTTCCAAGTTTACGCCCTAGCGCATCTCCCATTTCCTCAACTGTTGGTTGGTTATTAGAAAGCATTGGACGATTGCCACCATAATCATAGGTCATGCCTGTTGCGGGTTGGTTTTGTGGCAACCTACGGCGAAGCCCCCCTTGACCAGGTGCTAAGATCGTGTCGTTAAAACGCTCATCCATAAGTGCCGCAGCCGCTTGGCGATCAGCTTCCGCACGATTGTATGCATCCACACGGTCTAGGTTTCTGGCATCGCGGCGTTTTGTTAATTCATCAACTACCGTAGAAACAGCGCGACCAGTATCATTCTTGCGTTGGCGTAAGCGATCCTCATAACCGCGTGGTCTAAATAATTCATTTGCTAAGAGGCTTAGAAGTCCACCACCCTCAAAGCGATCACCGCTGCGACCAGCACCGCCACCGTCAATCATATCCATCAAACTGATATATTGTGGGCGATCATCGTAACCATAAGCCATTATTTCTTAGCCTTCTTTTTCTTTGCTTTTGCAACAGCCTTTAAATCAGCTTTCGTAATCTTCTTTTTGTTTCCCGCCATTGCAGCTAAACGCTTCTGCTTTGGTGAATACTTAGAATACGGCATAATTAACCTTTAGCTAAACACTTACCAGCCATCGCGCACTTGCTTGGTGTTGGGCAACCCTTGCACGGTTTAAAACCCGCTGCTGCTGAATACTTGCCAGTTCTCATTTCTTTTTCGCTTTCTTTTTCTTTGCTGTCTTTGCTGCTTCCTTGAACGCTTTAGCAGTGG